AAAGCCCCTAAAGCTAAACAAGAAGCCATATATATTCAACCAATACAAGGAACAGTGCCGTTGCCAGAAAAAGCTGAAATACAGAGAACAGAAGAAGAAATAGAACCACCAATAGAAGACATTTTTAAAACAATTCGAGGTATTTTGGGTTCCGATACCGATATAAGCGATTATAGACAAAAAGTGAAGGGGGCTGATTTATCTGTCAATCAAAGAGAAGGAAGAATAGAACAATCTGAAAGTGCTGTAAAAACTTTACTATATAACTTACAGGGACAGATAAAGGATTTGAGTAAACCATTGCTTGTTAAATGGGCTGAAGCTAAAATGAAAGAACCTTATGCGGGACAAATCGATAGAGTAAATGAATTGGTATTTGAATATGGGGACGCTGATATGAAAGGTTTTGGATTTAAAAAGAAGAGACGCGGGAGACCTAAAGGGACGGGATTTAAACAAAATATAGAAAATCATATCGACACACAGAAAGGAATTAAACCCGACTTTAGATTTTCAAATTTTGGTAAATATTTAATTAGGAACGATCATTTGATGGACAATAAAGTATCTATACGGAATGGAAAAGGGTTAAACATTGCTGGTCTTCCATCTACTAAAACTAATCCTAAGGTTATTACTATTATTAAAAAAATCATTGGAGGTGCCCTTCCTACTTTTGACGAAATGAATAAACTATCAGAAGAAGAAAAAAGATATTTACACGATATATCTAAAAAAGCCAATATTCTTGAAAAAATAAATATACCTACACCTTCTAAGGATAAGGAAGAGAAAGACTTTAATGAATTTGAAATACTGAGAGGCGAGATTATGGCGGGTAATGATAATAAAGATATGGTTAGAAAATTCAAAGGATATTTATTAAAATTTTCAAAAACGGGACAACTTCCTAAACAACAAGTCAATGAGATATTACAAGACATGCTTGATATGAATTTATAAACAAGACATTTAAAGTTAAAATTTTATATACTTTCATATAATGAGTACGAGCGGAACATATCTATACTGGAACAAGGTTCAACATCCTAATTCTATTCTACCACAGATGACAAGTGATACACAGTTACCACCATTTTTTTATGGAGGATCACAAGTGCCTGTAAATCTTGGTATTAGGACTGGGAGCGGATTAAAGTCTAAGTTTTATAATTCTAAAATATTACAAGGTTCTAAAGATTTACAAGGACGCGGTATTCATACTACTTACGAACATACCGACAGAATTATGATGCCTAAACATATGAGAAAATTTTAAACAAATAAAGAATTTAAGAAAATAAAGTTATTGTATAGTATATAGAAAATGTTTATCATAGTATTCAATCAATCGAACATCGTTCCTGATGGACAGAACAATAAGCTTGTTTATAAGTTTCCTAACAGTGTAAATCTTAAGGACAAATATATTGCGATAAGTGAGATTTCAATTTATTATTCTTGGTTCAATATTGCTTCCATATACAGTAATAATTATTTTACTTATACTTGGACTGTTGGTTCTACCATAACTGTTTATACTATTACTATACCTGATGGACTTTACGAAATTAATGATTTAAATAACCTTATTCAATATACCTGTCTGGCGAACAAGACCTATTGGACCAATACTGCTGGGACTGTAAATTACTACCCGTTCGAAATGATTTTAAATCCTGTTAGATATGCCGTTCAATTGAATACTTATTTAATACCTACTTCTACGCCTGTTGGTGCTGCTATACCTGCTGGGTTTCCTGGATGGCCTGGGACTATTCAAAATACTGTTGTCACTATACCCGCGAGTTTAAATATTATTATTGGTTTTGCTGCTGGATTTTCAAGTTTTGACAATATTGGTAATCCTGCTGGTAATCCCGCTACTACTGCTTATGTTTCTAAGGATCAGACTACTGGGACCATTTCATATATCTCTACTCAAGCCCCTCAAGTCCAACCTAATAACAGTGTTGTATTTTCATTGAGTGGGATTAATAATCCATATACTCAACCGAGTTCTGTTATTTATTCATTAAACCCGAATGTGGGAGTGGGAGAACAAGTATTTCAAGTGCCGCCTAATTTTATGTGGTGTAAAATGATCGAAGGGACATATAATGAATTGAGACTTACTCTATTAGGTAACGACTTAAAGCCTTTAGTAATACAAGACCCGAATATGACCTTCTTACTTACAATTCGTGATGCTACTGAAGGAATGTTAGGTTCAAAATAAATGTGTTTCGTAAAATATTTTTGTGTTTCATAATTTTTCTTTTTTTTCAAATTAATAATTTATTTAAATATAAATTTTTATAATAGTATATATAGTAAGAATGAATAATAATATAGACGAACAGTATTTAAATAACTTATTTGAAAGTTTTCAGACAGAAAGGAATAAGCTATTGTTAGAACTAAAGAATGATAAGGAACTGACGAAAGAAAAAGATATACATTCTAAACTTTTAGTAATGGAAAATCTAACTAAGAATGTTTTAAAATATCGTAATCTTATAATTAAAGAAAAATTAAAAGGATTTTAAGTTATCTTAATATATACCTATTATATAAGATGGTTCATTATACAACACGATTCGTAAAACTGCCTCATTCGAACGCTACACTTTATTCTCATAACTCTACTGTTAGGGGGACTGGTATGGGTTCCGTATTGCTTAGGACTGCTGGCGGTGGTGCTGGAAGTTCTTATAGTGATATGGATGACTATATACGGACTACTGGTATTGATCCATATAAAAGAAATAAAAGTTCTGGATCTGGAATAGGGGGGTTGGGTGAAAAATTAAGAAAATTGACTATCACGCCTACAAGTGCGGTAAGAAAAAATATAGTTATGAATATGTAAAAATCAGTTAAAGAAAAATATTTTACAAATACCATAAAGGTAAAATTAAAAAAAAGATTTAAAAAGAAAGTAATATAAGATACTTATAGAATGTGCGACAAATTAGTATTCGATCTTGCTCAAGAAATTGAAGGAAGCCCTAATGTCTTCGTTAGAAAGGACTGGCTTAATATTTTAGACAATCAAAATCAAAATTACAATAACAATCAATCGGTGATAGATACAAGTCAGTTAAGTAATAGTAATAAATGGATGAATTATCGGGAAGCCTACCTGTCCATACCAATGCTTATGTCTATTGGGCTTACATCAACGTCTCCCGTGGCTGTTCAAGCGTATGTTGCTACTGGTGGAACGGCCAATCAAGTTATCTTGCCTGGTTTCAGTTCCTCGTCTGGGGCTCAGTCTATAGATTATGCCTATGGTTTGAAAAATTGGTTCGGTCAAATTATTCACAGTTTTACTCTGGACTATAACGGAACAACCATAATCCAACAGACGCCATATACCAATATGTGGAATTCATTCCGTTTAATGACAAGCTTAAGTTATGGTGACTTAATTACTCAAGGCGATGTTATAGGTTTCTTCCCCGACGATAGTACTTCTTGGGAATTTTGTATTGGGGCGGGTTATGTTCAAAATACTGCTGCGACTACTGCTGCTGCTCTCGGTGCTGGTTCTATTGCTCCTTTATTTCGTTCTGGATGTGGTGTATGTAATAATACTGCTTTAAATTCGTTTGGACGCGAAGGTGGTTTAGATACCAATACTCAGTTTAATAATTATAACTCTGGATCTGGAAATCCTGGTCTTATTAGAAGAATTTCAAATATAAATTTCAATGTTCTTGGTGTCTCCGCTCAACAATCTTTAGTCGTGGCTACAGACACTGTTGTGGTTCCTCCTACCTCTGGTTCTACTCAACCCTCTTTCGGTCAAGGCTGTTATGGTTTTTGTTATGGGGACCAATTACAAGGCGGTGGAAGTGGAAAAACTCCTGCTTCTACAAGTTCTATTACTAATTCCTCTTCTACTATGGGTTTATTGTGGAAATCTTATGTGTCGTCAGTCTCTGCCTATTCTCAACAGACATCTATCGTGGCTACCGTTTATTTGAAACATATTCATTCGTTCTTTAATATGGTTCCTTTATTGAAGGGTGTGTTTATGAAAATGACTATGAATTTGAATAATTCGAGTGCTACTGTCAATTGTATGAGTTATGTTACGGCTACCGCTACTGCCCTCGCTCCTCTTGGAATGACTTGTTCGTCTGTATCAGTTCCTACTGGTGGTGTTCTTCCGTTTATTGTATCAAGTCCAATTTACGCTCAGTCTTCTGGTGCTACTGGAACCGCTGGATCTATTAATTTATTCCCTAGTCGTGTTCCTACTGGTATGCAAGGTGCCTTTACTGGATGTACCTTTACTTATACTTTGAACTTATCAGTCGGTTCTACTTGTTTAAATCAAACTCTTTCTACCTCTCAAGTTCTTGGTGCTGGAACAACGGTCACGGCCCCCGCTGTCAGTTCTGGTAATTTGTCAAAATCTGTGTATTTATACATTCCCGCTTATACATTCAATCCTCCATTCGAAAGTTCATATCTATCGTCTCCTGTTAAAGTTATCAAATACACGGACATTTATCAGTATCAAGTTTTGAATATTGGTGCTGGACAACAGTTTAATAATTTAGTGACTAACGGTATCGCCAATATCAAGTCTGTTTTAATTCTACCATTTTATTCATCAAGTGTTGGTGGAACTTTGACTATGCCTGTTGGATTTGGTGCTGCGTCTAATTATATACCCGCTGTTACGCTTTCGTCTAATACTGGGTTTTTGTCTGGAACTCCTGTCTTTCAATCCCCGTTCGATCCCGCTGGAACTGGACCTACAAGCCCTATTGTTTATTTGACTAACTTTAACGTTCAAGTAAGCGGACAGAACGCTATTTACAATGTGGAAAAGTATAATTTCGAACAGTTCAACAATCAACTTTATGGACAGAATTCTGTAAATGGTGGGCTCACGGATGGACTGACAAGTGGTTTGGTTGGAAGAACTGATTTCGATATGTCATATTGTTATTACTATATTAATGTGGAGAGAATGCTCCCCGTCGAAGAAAGTGTGCCTAAAAGTATTCAAATTTTGGGAACTAATCTTTCAAGCCGTGCTATTGACTTTTATGTTTTTGTCGAATACGGTATGGAAATTAAGATTGACGCTTTAACTGGGGCGAGAGTTTAAAACACTTAATAATTAGTTAAAAGAAATATATTTAAAAAAATGTCATTATCTAATAATATAAGAAATGGATCAACAACATATGCCTATTGGAATTCAAGCCTCACCGCTTCAAATAAGAAAATTAGTAAAAGGAATGAAAGTAAGATTGAAAAAAGGAACTGGATTTTGTTTATTAGTTCATCCTGAGAAATATCATTTAATGTCAAGAACTTTTGGAAGAGATAAAGGGATGGATGTATCATTGACGGAACAAGAATTGAAGGCTAATGCTAACGCGAGTGCTTTTGAAGAACTGCCGATGTCTGGAAGTGGTATATTTGGAAAACAAGCCGACAAATGGATGAAAAAACACGGTGTCAAAAAGGCTGTGTATGATATGGGAACCGCGTTAAAGCCCGTGGCTCATCAATTGATAGACCAAGGTAAGGCTATGGCTATGGCTTATGGTGTGCCTGAACAATTGGTGGATCCTGTGGCTAAATTAGGTAAAGACTATATTGACGACCCTGAAAGCTTACAAGGTAAAAAAGGAAGACGAGAATTGAAAAATAGGGGCTTAGATTTATTACAGTCTGGGATGGATGAAATGGGCGGTGCCTATGGAATGAAAGCCCCTAATGTTAGGGATTATGAAAAAATGGTTCAAGACGCGAGACATAATAAAAGTGCTCCTTCCTCTACATCTGGTTTAACTACTAAAGGGATGAAAAATATGGCGGGACAATATGCTAAACAACATGCGTATGATTATTTGAATAAAGAACTTGGAACTAATACTGGATATAATTTAAAAGCTGGGCTTGGACGTGCCGAAATGAGTGATATGGCTGGAAAACTTCTGGCTGATCAAATAACCGCTAAATACAGTGCACCACCTATGGCTCCTCCCGATCAAAACGCCATTGAAGGATTTGGATTTGGAAGACATCACGGAATGGGATTTGGTTTAATGAGACATTCTAGGCGAGAAATTGGTTCTATAACTGGAAGGGGCGGTGCCTTGGTTCATGCTGGACCGTATGGAAGCCCTGCGATGGTGTCTCAACCTTATGGGGCTAACTTCCAAATGCAGAATTTTCTTCCTCCTCAATATCAAGGCTATTTTCATCCTCAAATGGATCACGGACACGGTATGGGACTATATGCTGGGCGTGGATTATATTAACACTAAAGAAAATACAAAATAAAATTTTTTACTTAAGATTATATTATTATATAATAATATACTTACAGAATGGCTCTTACAGATACTCAACTTATGAATATGGCTAAAAGAATGAATATACCTATGGCTGGTGTATTTTTTAAGGACGAACTACCGAAAAAGTTAGAAACCAATAAGGTATATATTATTAATATGGAAGACAGTATGGACGAAGATGGGAATGAGAATGATGGAAGTCATTGGGTTATGGCTCAAGTTAGACAATATGATAATGGAAAAATGGAACCGATATTCTTTGATCCTTACGGACAACCTGCCCCCGAAATTGTTAAAAAAAGAATTATGGATACTGCTAATGTTAAAGCTGTGCCTCACACTGAAAAAGATATACAGAGTTTGATGAACAATGCCTGTGGATTTTACTGTCTGGCTATGGCTCATTATATAAATTCTTCTAAATATAGAACGAATGATTTTTATACCGATGTAAGCGACTTTATGGAAATGTTCGATGACCTGAATAAGTCTGTGGATTTTAAGAAAAATGAATTTATTTTAAAACATTTCTTTAGAAGTCAAGACCCCGATAAAAGAAATACTATTGATGTTTATAAACCTATTGAAAGTATTTCAAGTGAAGACAGTGGGCGGGGTTTTGATGGTTTTAAGGGTGAAAGAATTGACTGTGATGTTAGAATATTAAAATAGATTAAGGATTACTGTATATATATAATCATTGACGAAATGGAAACCGTAAGCGAAGATGGAACACGAACTATTCGAATAGTATCAACTTACTCACCCGCTCAAAAAAGGGCTACGCAGAAATATAGACAGACAAATAAAGAAAAAGTAAATATACAGAGAAAGGCTTATTATCAAATGAGAAAGGAAAAGGACCCCGAATTTTTATTATATAAGCGACAGAAAGCGAAAGAATACTATTTAAGAAAAAAGGAATATAAAAAATCTATCAAGGAAGAACTTAATGAACCATTG